TTCGTCTATATGAGACACCAGAAGGAAACAAGTATCCATCAATCACAACCATCCTGTCAGTCCGTAATAAGTCTGGATTGACTGAATGGCGTAAACGTGTAGGTGAAAGTACTGCAAACTATATCGCTGGTAAGGCCGCCGCAAGGGGAACTAAAGTTCACCATATGTGTGAGGACTATCTTAACAATGAAAGTATAGAACATCATAAGAAGGATTTTCTTCCTTTCTGTCTTTTCGGTCAACTAAAAGATAAAGTATTGTCAAAAATAGATAACATCCATGCACAAGAAGCAGGACTCTATTCTGATAAATACAAGGTGGCTGGTAGAGTTGATTGTATTGCAGAGTACAATGGTGTACTGTCTATTATAGACTTCAAAACTTCAACCAAAGAACGCAATGACGAATGGAATGAAAACTATTACATTCAATGTTCTGCTTATGCAGAGATGTATGAGGAAAGAACTGGTACAGAGATAGAGCAGATTGTTATTCTATGTGTAACCGAAGATGGTACTGTACAAGAGTTTGTAAAAGAGAAATATGATTACCTTGACGCATTGGTAGAAACCGCTGCAGAATGGAGAAAACAAAATGAAACACCTAGTAAGCTTAATGGCGGTGTTTCTGTTAATGGGTTGCCAAACCACTGACATTACCCCCAAAGACACAACATCGCCCACAAAAAGAGAAACAGATGAAAAACTTGCAGAAGAGTCACAACAGATACTACCAAAAAAAGATGAGAAACTAAATGTGCCTCTTACTGGTGCTGTTGTGTCTCATAAACCTATATTATGTGGCCCATCAGATGTTTTTCTAAAGGGTATTGAAAAAACATCACAAGAAAACCCTATTGGTTTTTGGACAGATTCTGCCCATGGTAATAGAGTATTACTTCTACATAATGGAGAGACAGAAACAGTGACTATTTTAGAATACCCCCGGCCCGATGTAGCATGTTTTCTTTCAGTTGGAATAAATTCTAAATTTAAATTTCTACCACAAACAAAAGGAACTTCAATTATATACAAAAAGGTACTTGACTAATCCCTATTGGTATAAATAGAGTACAATTTGATGATACGGATTAAATGCTGAACTGGACGGGAGTGCAATTCTCCCCACCTCCACCAAATCCCATATACTCATATGGGGGTGAATTAGGATCGACAGGCAGAGATAGATTACGAGGAGAATTGTCGGATGACTGCGTTATTGGTCACATTAGTAAATGCAAACGATAATTTTGCATCTCAAGATTTCGCACTAGCTGCGTAATCGGATAGGGTTTCGGTGGGTTCCTAGTAACAGAATACCCACCACTTTAAAGGATAGAATGAGTCTATCCTATTTTGTCATGTTAAGGAGATAATTGATTATGACTACTACTACTAAGACCTCTAAGGTCGTTTCTAAGGCCTCTAAGGTCGCCAATGCACTGGTTAATGGTGCAGAACTAACCGCTAAACAGATTTCGTCACGTTATGGTGTGAAAAATGTTCGTGCCGTTATAAGCCAACTACGTTCAGAAGGATTTTCAATCTATTTGAATAAAAGAGTATCGTCTTTTGACGGTGAGACATATATGAAATATGCACTCGGTACACCTCGCCGGTCAGTGGTTGCCGCTGGTTATAAAGCATTACGTTCAGCGTAATGTCTTTCGGGTGATGCCGTAATACATCCGTGTGGGGTCTACGGTTAACCCCACACCTAATTTTATTAAAAGGATTTGAGTATGGCTCTTACGACACCGAAAATTTTTGCATTAAAGATAGAAGATATTGTTAAAGAGAAACGAATTACACATATGGAAGCAGTACTTTGGTATTGTTCAGATCAAGAAATTGAACCTGATTCCGTGAAGGGACTTATATCCAAACCACTTAAACAAAAGCTTGAAGCAAATGCACGGGAATTGAATTTTCTTCCTAGACAAGCACAATTACCAATATAGGAGCTGTTATGTTTTTACTATTAATTTTCCCAATACTATTTGGTGCCGTTAATCACGAAGCACTAACCAAATTTCATGAAGAGATGGATGCCGGAGCAACTTGGCACAAAATTGAGGCCAAATCTTTAGACCCTAATGCAAAATCCATTCCAATGCAGATGTGTGATGATAATGGGGTTTGTGAAGAACCTTATGTTGTTTACAAACTTAAAATGCCAAAGAACAAATAATGTATACTTTGGTAGTTCCCAATGGAACATATAAGTCAGACAGTTTATTTATTCTGTTTTGGACAGTTATTAGACATAGACTTTACCATCTAATTAAAGATGGTAAGTACGATGACTAAAAGTCTACTACAGGCAGTTATAGTATTAGTCCCAACGTATATTACTGCATATCTTACTGATAAAATGATATACGTTATTCCCATGTTGGCGGCATGTTCGTTTATTGCTGCCAATTTATCCCCCTCTAAAGATAGTCGTAGAGTTGAAGAAGATGGATACAAAGAAGATGGAACCAGTTGACGTTTATTTAATGTACTGTGCATTAAAGGCCCATTTTGGTAAAGGTGATTATGATTATATCACCTATAAAGGTAAGACAAAGATTAAGAGAGACTCGTTCTACAAACGTAAGGACAGAGGATTCTTTGTAAAGATTGCAAAGAAGTACGATAATCCACAGGATTATTTCATATCAAATTTCATTAAAGACCGTAATGGTTATATCGCAAATTTCAATAATGATAATTATCAATCATGGAAACTCAAGAGGCAGGGGTTCTTTGATGAGTTTGAAGTTGAAATGCAGCCCCTAGTCCAATCCTTTGAAGATTTATTTGTAATAAAAAAAAGAACAGCTCTGGTGACGTATCACCCCAAACTTTTAAAAGAATTTCTGGGTGGGCGTGTATCAATAGAGACAATGATTATATTAAATGAACTAGTAAATTATAGTAAAGTCTGGAATGAGAAATTAAAGGACGATGTTATATGGCCTGATTTAAAAAAGTTTATGAATAATTACAAAAGGTTCTTGACTATTGATGAAAATAGGTATAGAATGAAACTACTTAAACTTATAGAGGAGTCCACATAATGGAAGAAGTTACAGAAATTCGCAACTCAGCGTTTTTTGAATCAAAGGTCATAGACCTTGAGGGGAAAAACAAATCCCTTGCATATGACAATGCCGAATTATCTAAAGAAAATGAAGATTTACGTGCAAGAGTTAAACAACTTGCAACAAGACAACCCCAATGGCCACAAGGATATCGTCCTAGAAAGCACTCGGCACACAAATGATAGCAACCCTGATCGATTCTATGGGCACTGATCTCTCAGTAGTTAATGCGGCGAGGGTATCTTTTGGAAAATCAAATATAGATTTTGATGAAATAAAAGATTCGAAATTAATTAATTATCTTGCAAAACATAATCACTGGAGTCCCTTTGGACATGCATCTATGCAGTTCCATATTAAGGCTCCAGTATTTGTTGCAAGACAGTTAGTAAAACATCAAGTAGGTTTGGTGTGGAATGAAGTATCTAGACGATACGTTGATAATGAACCAGAATTCTATGAACCAATAGAATGGCGTTTGGCGGCAAAGGACAAGAAACAGGGCTCTTCTGATGAGACAATACTACATGACATTTCTGATACACATCGTATGTGCAAAGACGCATATACAGAAATGTTAGAAGAAGGTATTGCACCCGAAATGGCCAGAATGGTCTTACCCCAATCATTGATGACTGAATGGTACTGGAGTGGTACATTAATGGCATTTGCTCGTGTTTGCAACCTACGATGCAAACCAGATACACAACTGGAAACACAAATGGTTGCAAATCAAATAGATGAGATAGGAGAGGAAATATTTCCTTATTCTTGGAAGGCGTTAAGAGATGGATGATTTAGATAAAATATTAGTTTTAACAGAGGAGATTGGAATTCTTAAAGAACGGTTTAGACCAAATTCTGGTATGGGAAATATCAATACAACAATTTCTGTATTAGAACGCCGTGTTGGAGAGCTACAGGAAAAGGTAAGAAATGCCACTTGATTCTCAATCTAATATGGAAGATAATGTTATGATTAATCTGGACAATGCGATGAACAGAACCATCGTATTAGGTAATGGAGAATCCAGAAATTGGATTACTGACGCATATCTTCATGACATTCCAACGTGGGGATGTAATGCAATATATCGTGATATGTGGGTAGATAACTTAGTTGCTGTTGACTATGCAATGCAACAAGAGATATATCAAAAAGGATTATTAAAAACAAGACAACTGCATTTCGCAAACTGGAACCCTATTCCTGCTGAGATTTCCGATATGATGTTCATGGGTCATGACA